TGGAGTCTGTTTTTATTAAGTGTGCAAATAAAGATAGTGTGATTAGTGAATTAGATTTACAAATAAAATTATATAAACGATATAGTGAAAATGATAGCATAAAATTTCAACTTAAAGAGTCAGAAATAAAAGTATTAGAAGAACATATGCAATTATATATAGATGAATTGGCGTGGCAAACTAGATGGTATAATCATAGATATCTATGGTTTGGATATGGTGTTGGTACTATTTATTTGGCAAGTATAATTGTAGATAATATAAAATAAACAAATGAATGAACTAAAGAAAATATTAACTGAAAATATAATAGCTAAATTACTTGGTAATTTTAAAATTGTCATGCAAGTTGATAAAACTGGACATGCAACAGATAGACAAACAAGACATTCAGATACAAATATTACTGATATTGATATTAGAGATACAGTGACATCAGCGATGAGGAAAATAGTACAAGCGTTAATATTCGATAAAATAGATATTGGTGATGCTGTACTAGTGACAAATAAATCAAATAATCTAAATGTGGTTGGTAAGTTAGAACGAAAAGGTGATATGCTTGATTTTATTGTTATTACGGTAATGATAAAACGAGGCTTTATGCCAAAAAAAGGAACATATCGATTAACGGTATAAACTGATAAAATGGCTAAACAAAATAATTATAAACATATCATAAAACGAGAATTCATAAAATGTGGGCAGGATTGTGATTATTTTTTAAATAAATATGCAATAATTCAACATCCATTGAAGGGTAAAATTAAATTTAGTTTATATGATTTTCAACGAACAACATTGACTGATTATATAGAGCATAGATATAATATTATTCTAAAATCACGACAATTGGGATTATCAACATTGACAGCTGGATATTCACTATGGTTAATGTTATTTCACTCAGATAAATTGATTATGTGTGTAGCTAAAGATAAAGATGCGGCTAAGAATCTGATAACAAAAGTTGAAGTGATGTATGATAATCTTCCATCTTGGTTGAAAGTGCCAACATCTGAATATAATAAATTATCAATGGGACTTACAAATGGATCATTGATTAAAGCAGTAGCGGCAACACCAGAAGCTGGTAGATCAGATGCATTATCATTATTAATTTTAGATGAATCAGCTTTTACTATGTATGCAGATTCAATATGGACTGCGGCTCATCAAACATTGGCAACTGGTGGTGATTGTATTTGCTTATCAACTCCAAACGGTGTAGGTAATTGGTTTCACAAAACATGGCAAAAAGCAAACAGTGGTGAGAGTCAATTCAACCCAATTAAACTTAAATGGACAGTACACCCAGATAGAGATCAAGCGTGGAGAGATCAACAAGATTTAGATTTAGGACCGAAAATGGCGGCACAAGAATGTGTGTGGGGTGAGAGTGTGGTTACGGTTAAAGATAATGATACTGGTGAAATAAAAACTATTTCGTTATATGATTTATATATGGAGTTAAATGGTGGATAACTTGAAATGTAAATTATGTGATTATACTGCAAAACAATTATTTCAACATTTGCGTGCTGTTCATAATATATCTACTCAAGAATATAGAGAACGATTTGGAAAAGATGAAGTGGTGCAACTTAATTTCAACCCATCTAGATCGACAGTTGATGTTGAACATGCCAACTACGTGCGAGGTGGCTATAAAAAACAAAAGACATTATTACAAAATGTTAAACAATTATATAGTAAAGATACAGTGCGAGATATATTAATTGAAAATGAATTATGGAAAAACTATGTAGGTAGAACAAAACAAAGAACATTATTCAAAGATGATATTGTATTATATAAATCAATATTTGAATATACTAATATATTAAATGATTATATCAATTGTGTAAAACTACCGCAGAGATTAGTATTTATTATAGATGGTAATTATGATATTAATTTTGCTAAATGTGAATGTGGTAATACATATACGTTTAATAAATATTGTAGATATTGTCCAGTTAATAAATCAAATCCAGCTAATAGAAAGCAATCAGCTGAAACAAAAAGAAAGCGTAGATTAAGTGCTATAAAATATATTTCAAAAATGAAAGGGCAATGTGCACCTAGGTATAATATAGATTCAATTCCAATAATTGAACAATATGGAAAAGATCATGGATATAATTTTAAACACGCAGAAAATGGAGGAGAATATTATATTAAAGATTTAGGATATTGGGTTGATGGATATGATGAGGTGAAGAATGTGGTGATTGAGATCGATGAACGTCATCACTTTCAATATGGTGGTGAATTAAAAGATAGAGATCAACAACGACAATCGGAAATTGAAAACAAACTCAATTGTGAGTTTATTAGGATTAAATATGAAAGTAAATAATAAATATAAAATATTAACACCAGATGGATTTGAACAATTCAGCGGCATCACTAAATTACAGAAAGAATCACATTTTGTTATATCATTATCAAATGATAAAATTATTAAGTGTTCATTAAATCATAGATTTATTAAAAATGGTGAGGCTATATATGCATATGAATTAGTGGTTGGTGATAACATTGATTCTGTTAATAATGCTGAGGTATTTGTGACTGATATTACGTTTAGTGATAGTTATATTGATTTATATGATATTAATGATGTTGGTGATAAAAGCATTTTTAATGTAGATGGTATTGTTAGCCATAATTGTGATACTGATTTTTTATCATCTGGTAATTCAGTAGTCGATTTGACAATTTTAGAACAATATAGAAAAGAAACGATAATCGATCCGATAGCAAAAGAATTTGTTGATAAAAACTTATGGATATGGAAATATAGTGAAGCTGGTAAGAATTATGTAGTAAGTGCTGATGTTGCTAGAGGTGATGGTGCTGATTATTCTACACTTCAAGTATTTGATGTAGATAACGTAGAACAGGTTGCTGAATATAAAGGACAATTAGATACTACAGTGTTTGGTAATTTTGCGATTGAGATAGCAACAAAATATAATGATGCATTATTAATTGTTGAAAATAATAATGTAGGTTGGGCTGTGATTCAAACAATTATCGATAGAGGATATAAGAATCTATTCTACCAAACAAAAGATTTAAAATATGTAGAATCTATAAACCGAAAAACAAACAATAAATACTACAAACTCGAAGATCAAAAAGTACCAGGATTTACTACATCAATGAAAACACGACCATTGATTGTAGCTAAAATGGAAGAATACACAAGAACAAAACAAGCAATATTAAGATCATCAAGATTGATAGATGAGTTAGAAGTATTCATATATCGAAATGGTAAACCAGAAGCGCAGACTGGATATAACGATGATCTAACAATGGCATACGCAATAAACTTATGGATCAGAGATACCGCACTAAGATTAAAGAAAAAAAATACTGAAGTTCAAGAATCAATGCTTAGTGCAATTGTTGATTTTAATGGTAATGATGTATCTACCGAAGAAGAACTTATGCAAAATAGAGAACAGTCTAAAGAATATCAAGATTATTTGAAAAGGATGTCCGTGACAACAGATAACTCATCAGATGACGAAGACTTTTCTTGGTTAATTAATTAATGAAATAATTAGAGGATAAAATGGCAGAAAAAAATAACATATTTAGTAGATTACGAAATTTATTTACAAATGATACAATTATCAGACGTAATAAGCGTGGAAAATTAATTGTAAAAGATATTGATTATTCACAACGAGCGTTGACTACCAATTTCATGGATAAATATAATCGAATTTATTCTAATTCACGAGTGTATGGTGGTAATAAACGTAATAAGATGGGTTCAGCATCTATTAGATCATCAATTAGACCGATGATTTATAGGGAATATGAATGTATATCAGGTGATACTATAATACCATTACCAGATGGTAAAAAGATGACTATGAAGGAATTGGCTGAAACATATCCAGACAAAAGTACTACATTTTATGTGTATTCGTATGATCATAAAACTGATACAATAAAGTTAGGAAAAGCACATTCAGTTAGAAAAACTAAAACTGAATTGACATATAAAGTGACATTCGATAATGGTGAATTTATATTAGCTACAGAAAATCATCCATTTTTGATGAGAGATGGTGAGTATAAACAAGTACATGAATTGACAGAAAATGATTCAGTAATGCCACTATATCAAAAAAGATTTTATGGTCATAAATCTTATAGATTTTTATATAATTTTTCAAAAGGATGGCAAGCTGAACATAAAATTGTAGCTGAACAATTTCACGGTGATGTGAATGAAGGTCACATTGTACATCACGTTGATTTTCAGAAGGAGAATAATTTACCAGATAATTTGAAAATAATGACGGAACATGACCATAAACATTATCATTGTGTATTAATAAATAAAAATATAAAATGGGCTCCAGAAAATAGAGATAAGCAAATAGCGGCGATTAAACTTGCTAAATCTAAACTACCAACATATTCTTGGGATGGTAAACGAAGTGGTG